AGCGTTCGTTGCTCGGTGCGCCCATGTCGGCCTGATACTGGCCGGACGCCATGCGGAATTCCTCCGCGGCAATCTGCATTCCGTGTATATACGCATCGGCCATTACAGGAGGCTGCTCGCGCTGCGGACGCTCAACGGGCTGGCCCATTTCGTCACGGCCATTGAATGCGAGATATGGGAAGTTCTTTGTGTTGGCTTCCTCCCATTGCGGCAGGTTTTCAAACGCCTCCTTGGGACCAACGAATGGCGCCTTGGACTGTAGCGCGACCTGTTCCACCGCCGCGCTGGTCCAATAATTATACATCCTTTGCGCGTCGATTAAGGCTCTCGTATGCCCGCGGCGATCAAGCACGCCGTCAATCTCGAATTCCTCGCCCACCACGCGCACCAGCGGAATGTAGTTTCCAGGCCACTCGCGCCGATCAACGATCTCGCTGCCGCAGATCAGAAACCACTCGATCTTGATCCGCTCGCGATCATCGTCCCGGTTCTGCCGATCATCCCGAGGCGGCGCGGCATCGTCATCGTATTGCCGGCGTGGCGTATCACTACGTTTGACTTTACGGTAATACTCGCAAACCCGGATGTGGTTGTCGTCATCCCATCCATCGCCGGGGCTGCCGATCGGGCCGCCGCTTTCGCCGAAAGGCTGCTCGCCCCGCAACATCTTGCGGTAATAGCGCGGATAGCGGCTCTTGAAGCGTGCGCGCGGCATGTCCTCCCACACGAAGCCGAAATCGGCATCCGAGCCGTCATATTCCTGATGATCCGGATCGATATAGACGGACAGCGGATTGCCGACGCGGCGGATGTAGATTTCCTGATCCTCGCTATCATCGTTGGCGTAGTCCGTGACGATGCGCCACCACCCGAGGCCGCCGATCACCTGATTCCAGCTCGCCGCGTCATAGGCCGCCTGGGCGTTGCTGATGTATTCGATATGCCGAACGATGCCCTCGAATACCTGCGCCGCGTCGAATGATGCGCCGCCGCCCACGGGCCGCACCTCGACCTGGGCTTTGTTCTGCCGGGCGTCATTGATCACCTGCAAGCAGTGCTGGCGGACCTTGTTACACGTCAGCGTCGGTCGCTGGCCGCGCTCGCGCATCATGTCGCCCGGCCATTGGTAGCCGTTGTAGCTGTCCCCGTTCGCGAATTTCACATCGGATTGGAAGTTGGCGCGGGCGTGGCTTTCGCGTTCGTCGGCCTGCTTCCACCGCGCCTTGGCTTCGGCGATGATGCGCTGGTCGGGCGTCAGGCCGGGATCGGTGGCCGGATCGTCAATCAGGTCGGACATGAAAACTCGGGGGCTATCGGATGGCGGGGAATGCGGATGGGCTGGGCGCAGCGTTGCGCATCTGGACGATGGACGAGCCGGCCGGCGTGAGCCTGAACGGCTTCACCGGAGACGATGCGGGCGTTCTCATGACGTTTGCCGGGCGGCCGGATGCGAACGGCGCCAACCAAGTGTTCATCGGGCTTTCGCCGCGCCAAGTGCTGCAACTGATCACCCGATTGAAGTTGTTTCAGCCGGCGATGCTGGAGCTGGTGATGAACGGGCAAGGCGGGCGCAGCTTTCCGGGCGATGCGACATTGGAAAAGCGCGATTAGGCCCGCTCAACCTGAAAGAACGAATGGTTGCCGATCTTCACGCGGAACCTGTCTTTCGTGGCCCAGGCCGGTTGCGCGAGCGCGAGGTTGGCGTAGCTGTCGCTGCCATTCGTCGGATCGGGCAGATTGCCGCGCAGCGCCAGCTCCGCGATGCCGAGCGCGAGCGCGAATTGCGGATCCGCCGACGTGACCGCCATCAGGCGGCGATAGTTCGGGTCCGATGGGTTCCAGCACGAGAACTGCGCCGGCTTCAGGCAGCACTCGCGCACGCTCTTGCCCCACCACCGGGGCCGCCTAGCGCGGTTGACGATCACCGCGGCAACGGCCCGCATCCCGGCAACGCCCTCCCCGCGAGCCTCGGCCCAGATGGTGCGGGCGAACGTGTCGAGTTCCAGCGCCGAGAACGGCGGTTCGGGGCGAGCTGCGTCTGTCATTGCGGTTCTCTCAGGCCGGCGAAGGCGGCGGCGCAGAGCGCGCGGAGCAAGGCAGCGGCATCCGGGCCGGACATGCGGCCGGTTTCGAGGTCGGCCGCCACATCCTGGACGCCCGCCGCAAGCGTGCGCACCACGGCGTTGCGGCGCGTGATCACATCGAGCAGCCGGTGCATGGCCTGGATCACGGGTGCGGCTGGGCCTGATCGATGGGGATCGAGGATGCGAGGAGATCGGTTTTCCGGGCGGAGCCGCGGGAGGAGCCGAGCCAGTAATTGACGACGGAGGCGGCCATGGTGCCCAGTGTGCCCAGCGCCACGTTGGCGACCTCGGCGACGCCCGGCGGGATGCCGACGATCAGCACCAGCACCAGCACGCCCGCGAACGCCGCCAAGACCATGGCGCTGATGGTCAGTTGTGCGAGGATGTCCGTCATCGGTGCGGAGGAAGGCGATGGACTACTTTCGGGATGATCCGGCGGCGGGCCAGCGGATCGAGACGCTATGGGCGTGGGTCGCGATCCACGCGGATGGCAGAGAAGGCGTCTGGTCGGCCGACATGGAGACGCCCATCGGGCCGCGCCACATGCCGCTGGTGACATCGAAGCGTGACGTTGCCGAGCGGCTGGCGGCGG